TTGATAAAGACTTTAAAGTGTTGAGGGTACATTGAGATTTATAATTAGTATTATACTTATGATGTTTGCTTTCATGCCTACGGCAAAAGCAGATGAGGATGACTTTACTTGTTTGGTTGAAGCTATATACCATGAAGCTAGATCAGAACCACTGATGGGAATGATAGCTGTAGCTAATACCATACTCAACAGGGTGTATAGTAAGAACTATCCTAATACTATATGTAGTGTAGTACATCAAGGAAAATATTGGGAGGGACACCCAGTAAAAAATAAATGTCAGTTTTCATACTGGTGTGATGGTAAGCCTGAGATGTTTAATGACATGGCATCATTAAAAAAATCTATCGGTGTTGCAGAAATGTCACTGATGGGTGTAGTAATGAGGAATACCCTTAACTCTACACACTATCATGCCACCTATGTTAAGCCTGATTGGTCTAAAAAAAGTAGGTTTCTCAGGTTAGACAAGATAGGTAATCATATTTTTTATCTTGACAAAGGCAAATAATTAGTGTATACTAATTAGTATTATTTAGGAACAAAGAAATGAATAAAGATATTAATATAAGAGATAAACAAATAATACAATTAAAGAATCAAAATAAGGAACTACTTAGTATCAATAAAGAACTAAGAGAAGAGTTGTCTAAAGCAAGGCAGTTAGAAGCTAACAGAAAATGGGTAGAATTAAATGACTAAAAATTTATGGCAAAGAGAACGTCAAAATATTTTTCGTGGGCTGGTCACTCAGTACATGGATGAAGGCTACGATTCTAGGGAAGCAAAGAAACTTGCTAAAGATGAGGTGAATGACATAATGGAGGACAAGGAAGATTTTGTTCAGAATATTTGGAAGGAGACATTCACAGATGGCTAAGTGGGAACTACGTCTTGATAAAAATATTGGTAGTGTTGTCGTTGATGTCTTTTCAAATAAGAAAGAAGCCGAAGAGGAATCTAGATATCGACAAGATTTATTTAAAGTGTTTGACAAAGTATCTGAAATAAGTTATAATGTTAAAAAGGTTAGGAGCTAATCATGACTGAAGACTTATTGTACATACCAGACTTTTTAAGAGCTACGAAAGGCAAACAAACAAGTATGCCTGTCACTACTACCAAGAAAGCATTACACATACCACCATCTCCATATGCAAATAAGCCACCTAAACGTAGAGCATTGGTAGGTGCTGGTAGATGTGAAATATATCTTGAGGATGAGATGTTACGGATAGGTTCTGGACATAGATTACTATGGTTTAAGAGAGCTAGAAAGTGGACACACTTTTCAGATATGTGGGGAACATCTGGTAAGATGCTAACCAAAAAGTTTGATCGTAGAAAAAGAATTAATATTCTTAAGGAGCAGTCTAATGGGTGAAGCATGGGGTGAGAGAGGTGAGTGTCCTGAGTGTGGATCAAGTGATGGTAATGTTGAACACTCTGATGGTCATTCATATTGTTTTGTATGTGACACACGATTTAATGATAGTGTGGTAGAGAAAGCAAAGGTTGTCCCAATGTCTGAGAAAAGTTCTGGTGTACAAAGTAATGGTGTCGTAGCTGATATACCTGATCGTAAAATAAGTAGGGATACAGCAAAGAAGTATGGAGTAGAAGTTAAACGTACAGGTAGTATGATAACTCATCATATCTACAAATACTTTGATAAGGATGGCAACCATGTAGCTAATAAGGTTAGAGAGACACAGAATAAAAGGTTCTGGTCTGAAGGTAATCTCTCCTCTTCTGTTCTGTTTGGTCAAAACTTATTTAATCAAGGAGGTAAGTACATCACAGTTTGTGAAGGTGAGATAGATGCCATGTCTGCCTATCAAATGTTGGGTAGCAAGTGGCCTGTAATATCCATCAAGAATGGTGCTAACTCTGCTGAAGATAATTGTAAGAAAGCATTACAGTATCTAAGTAAGTTTGAAACGATTGTGATTTGTTTTGATAATGACAAACAGGGTAGAGAAGCTAGTAAGAAGGTGGCTCAACTGTTTGAACCTAACCAGTGTAAGATTGTTAGCCTTGAGTTAAAGGATGCCAACGAATATCTAAAGACAGGACAGAAAGAAAAGTTTACTCAGGCTTGGTGGAACTCTAAGGAATATACACCAGCAGGTATTATAAATCTTGCTGATCTTGGTGATAGTCTGTTTGAAGAAGACTACTGTGAGACTTGTCTTTATCCTTGGTCTGGTATGAATGATAAGACCTATGGTATGAGAACTGGTGAGCTAATATGCTTTACCAGTGGGGCTGGTATGGGTAAGAGCAGTATCATTCGAGAGCTTATGCATCATATTATGTCTAACACAGAAGATAACATTGGTGTCTTGGCTATGGAAGAGAACACCAAGAATACAGCATTCAATATCATGAGTGTGGAAGCTAATGCAAGATTATATATCAGAGAAATTAGAGAACAGTTTAGCAAGGAACAACTACAGGGATGGGCTGATAAGACCATTGGCTCTGGTAGGTTCTTTGCTTTCGATCACTTTGGTTCTATATCTAATGATGAGATACTGGATCGTGTTAGGTACATGGCAAAGGCTCTGGATTGCAAGTGGGTATTCTTAGATCACTTATCTATTCTGGTATCAGGGCAAGAGGACAATGGTGATGAGAGAAAGTCTATTGATATTCTAATGACTAAGTTAAGGTCACTGGTAGAGGAGACAGGCATAGGTCTATTACTTGTGTCCCACCTAAGAAGACCAACTGGTGATAGAGGTCATGAGGATGGTAGAGAGGTGTCTCTATCTCACCTTAGAGGGTCGGCATCTATAGCACACCTATCTGATAGTGTGGTTGCATTGGAACGTAATCAGCAAGCAGAGGATGATATAGAAGCTAACACAACCACACTTAGGATATTAAAGAATAGATATACTGGAGATACTGGTGTGGCTTGTCACCTACATTACGATAAGAATACAGGTAGGATGACCCAAGTTGATAACCCATTTATGGAGAATGATGATGCCATATAGTGACCCAGATAAACAAAGAGAGTATCAAAGGGAATATATGAAAAAATACTATCAAAAAAATATAGAAGCTCAGAGAGAACGGAGTAGAAAATACTATAAAGAAAATAAAGAAGCTCATCACGAAATTTGTAGAAAACACCGTCAAGAAAAGCCTTGGATAAACATGACAATAAAAGCAAGAAGAAGAACAAATCTTCCTTTCAATATTACGAGTGAATATATTAAAAGTATATGGCCTGAAGATAATAAATGTCCAGCATTAGGTATTAAATTTAAACAAGGAGTTGGAAAAGTTATTGATAGTTCACCAACCCTCGATAGAATTGATAATAGTAAAGGATATATAAAAGGTAATGTACAAATAGTTTGTAGTTTAGCTAATAGAATAATGTCTAGTGCTACACCAGAGCAGGTCATACAAGTAGGTAAACATTTTAAACGAGTAACAGAAGGAGCTAGGCAATGAGACGTAAAACTTTTAATAAAAATCATTATAAAGAATCACATAATGGTGCTGTAAAAGCTATAGTTCCTTGGTTGCTTAAACAAAATCCTAATTATATTATAGATTCTAAAGAAAATTATCTTGCTGATATTAAGATTAAAGATCCAGATAAAAAAGAACAATTCTTTCTTGAGTTGGAACATTATAAAAAATGGAAATCAGATATGGATGCATACGATTATTTTCCTTGTAAAGTTTGTAAGCAAGATGAGTTCTCAGTTCCAACTGGTAAGAGTAGTTTGGAAAAGTGGTTAAAAGTACCAGAAGAAAGAAGACCTAACTTTACTTATGTTACTTTTAGATTTGATTTTAAAATGGTCTTGATGACTCCTGTAATTAAGGTAATAGAAAGTCCAAGGAAAGTAATTCCAAATAGCTTTGATAAGGGAAGACCCGAAGAATTTTACATTGTCAATAAATCAAATTCCAAAGTATTTAGTATGGAGATTAACTGATGAGAAACAACAGAGCTAAGTTTGATAAAGCAGAGTATGATAAGTCTAATCCTGTAGCCATAGCAGCTATGGAAGGATGGCTTGCAGAAAAGATACCTGATTTAATTATAGATTCGACTGAAGACTATGGCTTTGATATTAGAGGTACAATCAATGGAGGTGAATCTAAAACTTTCTATGAGGTAGAGATAAAGTATGGTTGGACAGGGGAGTGGCCTGAGAACTGGACTGAGTTACGAATACCCTATAGAAAGAAAAGATTAATAGATCTATGGAAAAAAGATTATAAGAATGACCTCTTTACTTTCGTTGTGTTTAGAAAAGATTTAAAAAAGGCTTGGCATATACCAGCAGATGTGGTAGAATCTAGTGAGGTGAGAGAAGCACCCAACAAGAATGTGGCAGAGGGTGAGTTATTTTTTCACATCAATGTTAAAGATATTTATCAAGTGGATATGACATATGACAACAGCAATAGTTGATATTGAAACAGATAAACTAGATGCAACCAAGATACATTGCATAGTAGCTAGTTCTGTTTCTGGTAAGCAGAAGGTATGGATTGAGAATGAGTGTAGCCAGTTTGCAGATTGGTCTAAACAAATAGATCAATTCATTATGCATAATGGTGTAAGCTTTGATGCACCTATACTTAACAGACTAACAGGTTCTAACATAAAGTTATCTCAGGTAAGAGATACTTTAATTGAATCACAATTATACAATCCCATAAGAGATGGTGGTCATTCACTACAATCATGGGGAGAAAGACTTGGATATAATAAGGGGGACTACAATGATTTTACTACGTTCAATAAAGAAATGTTGGAGTATTGTCAAAGGGACACTGAGCTTACTAGGAAGGTGGCTGGTGTCCTCTCAGGAGAGGGTAGCTCGTTCTCAGATAGATCGTATAACCTCGAAAGGAAAGTTAGAGCTATAATAGATCATCAAGAAAAGAATGGTTTTGCTTTTGATATAAGAAAAGCTACAGTGTTTCTTTCTCAACTTGAAGATGAACAACATAGACTTGAGGAACAAGCACAGGAAATGTTTGAGCCTAATATAACTTATTCTGCTGTGAAAAAAATACCTAAGAGTACTCCCTTTAATATTGCCAGCAGAAAGCAGATAGCAGAACGTCTTATGGAAAGAGGATGGAAACCAAAGAAGTATACAGAAAAAAAGAATGTGATTGTCTCTGAAGAGATTTTGTCTAAGCTTGATATGCCAGAAGCACAGATGTTTAGTAGATACTTTCTATTACAGAAACGTACTGGACTACTCAAGTCTTGGATACAGGAGTGTCAAGAGGATGATCGTGTCAGAGGTAGAGTAATGACCCTACGAACTGTCACTGGTAGGATGGCTCACAATAGTCCTAATATGGCACAAGTACCAGCCACCTATAGTCCCTATGGTAAGGAGTGTAGAGAGTTATGGACAGTATCTAATCCCGATACCCATGCTCTTGTAGGTACAGATGCCAGTGGCTTGGAGCTACGTTGTCTTGCTCACTATATGGAAGACCCTAAGTTCACCAGAGAGGTTCTTACAGGTGATGTTCATACAGCTAATCAGAAGATGGCTGGACTAGAGACAAGAGATCAGGCCAAGACTTTTATATATGCATTTCTGTATGGTGCAGGGCCAGCTAAGATAGGTAAAGTAGTAGGTGCTGGTGCAAATAGAGGTCAACAATTAATTACTAACTTTTTAAAAAATCTTCCACAGCTAAAGAAACTAAGAGATAATATAACTGAAGCTTCAGAATTAGGAATTGTACCAGCTTTAGATGGTAGACAGTTACACGTTAGGTATGACCATGCCAGCCTTAATACTCTACTACAAGGAGCAGGAGCTATCATATGTAAGCAGTGGCTTGTCCATATGGATGAACGTATTAGAGCTAAAGGAATTGATGCAAAGCTAGTAGCATCTGTCCATGATGAATACCAATTTGAAGTAAGTAAAAAAGATACAACTATCTTTGGACAGATAACTAAAGATGCTATGAAAGATACTGAAGCAACACTTGATGTTAAGTGTCCATTGGATTGTGAATACAAGGTAGGAAATACATGGGCAGAAACACACTAATAATTTTTTACTCTTTAATATTTTTTATATTCTTAGTTACGTTTGCTATGGCTAGTGATAAGATAGCTAGAGTTTTAAATGTGAAGGGAGTAGCTACTCTAACAAGAGAAGGAAAGTCTATAGGTTTAGTTAAAGATAACTGGCTCTATAAGAATGATAGGATACTAACTAAAAAGAAATCTTCTTTAGAGATTAAACTTGTAGATAATTCTTTTGTTAATATAGGAGAGTTATCTGATTTACATATGGTTGATCTTGTATATGATCCAATAAAAAAGGATGGCTACATTGATCTGAAGTTGGTTACTGGTGCATTCAGAATGATCAGTGGCAATATAGCAAAGCTAGGGCCAGACCTTATGAAGCTTGACTTGCCTACAGCTACAGTA